GTTGTTTTATGGGGACATGATGGTTTCAATCTACCTATTGCTAAAGCTACTAAGATTTGGAAAGAGGGCGGCAAGCTCATGGCTCGTGCTAAGTTCTATCTTAAAGATCCATTTGCACACAAGGTTTATGACTATATTGTAGATGGATACCTTAATGCTGTATCTATTGGTGGAATGGTAGAAGAGTGGGCATCTGACGGTATTACTATTAGTAAGATGAACATGAAAGAATTTAGCGTAGTTAGTATCCCTGCAAACCCTGAAGCACTTGCTACTGCTAAATCATTAGACGGTAATCAGAAAGCTGAACTCCGGGCATTAGCTAATGGCTATGCTCGTAAGATGCTTGAGAAAGCTGATGGTTCAAACGAGATTCAAAGAAATATTGATACATTAGAAACTTTGGTAGCCACCTTAAGGGAAGTAGCCGTTGGTGAAACTCAAAAGGTACAGGCAGACCAAATAACAAGGCGTGTGGTCCTGAAACAAGCACAGGTGGTCGTCCAGCAAGCCGAGACCGTTATTCGGTCTATCAAATTAAAGGAGATAAATAATGAGTGATACTCAAAAAATTGAAATTGATGACGCTGTAGTAACAGCTGTAGCAGAAAAAGCTGCTGCATCAATGAAGCCTGTATCTGCTGATGAAGTTGCTGAAAAAGTAGCAGACATCATGTCAGAACGAGCAGAAAAAATTGAAAAGAAAGATATTCACGAATCTACAACTAAAGAAGCTCCTCGTAACCTTAAAAAAGGTTTTGAGACTCTTCCTAAAGAAGTACGTTTCACAAAAGGCCTAATCGCTAGCTTACGCAAAGATTACGCTGGAATGGCTGAATATAACGCATACGTAAACAAAGCTTGGTCTGAGAAGGCTGCTTACCAAAACGTAACTACAACTGCTGATGGTGGTGCTTTAGTACCAGATCCAGAGTTTGTAGCAGAAGTTGAAAGACTTACTGACGTATATGGAGTTGTTTCACGACTTGCAACAATCCGACGAACTGACCGAGACAGTGTAACGCTTCTATCAGGAACAAATGAAATTAGCTTTACTAAGACTAACGAAGCTACTGCTGTAAATGCACAGAAACTAACATTCGGTGCTGCTACTGCTGTACTTGATAAGTATATTGCTACTCTAGTCATGACGAGTGAAATTGTGGAAGATTCTGCTGTAGATCTATTTGCAGATGCTACAAACGAAGTTGCACGAGCACGAGCTAAGTTATTTGACCAACTCGTATTCACAGACGCAACATTTGGTCTATTAACCCCAACAATTGCTGAGGCTTACAAGACACAAACTGTTGGTGCTGCAATTACTAACTTTGACGCTGATGACGCTATGAACGCACAGTACAAAGTTTCTTCATCAATCCGACGTAATGGACGCTTCTTCATGCACCCAAGTGTATGGAACGTTCTACGACAGACTAAAGAAGCTACAACTGGTGGATACCTATTTGGTCCAGTTGGTTCAGAGATTACACCTACAATTAATGGTGTACCTGTAGAATTAGTAGACGTCATGCCAGAATACGGTACAATCGGTGCTAACAAAGCATTCGCAGTATTCGGTGACTTGTCACGAATTCAAATGCACGTCAAACGTGTACTAGAAACAAAAGTATTTGACTCTGGTGTCGTAAAAGACTCTGGTGGAACAGATATTAACCTAATAACTCAGGATTCATTCGCAATGCGAGCAACACTACGATGTGTTCCACAAACTCGTTTCAACGGTGCATTCACAATTATAGGTACTGGTACAGTAAGCTAAAAGGGGGTTCTTAAATGGCTAATATAAATAACTTATACGTCGCCGCAGGAAGCCTGGTAACTCTTGGCGGTGTTGACCTAGGTCACACCGTTGATGGTGCTGAAATATCAATAGAACGAGACCTTACAGAAGTTAAAACTGATCTTTACGGAAGTACACCTGTTGATATGGTAGTAGCCGGTCAGAAAGCAACTGTAAAACTCAAGCTTGCAGAAATTACACCGGGAATTTTTTCCTACGTAGTTCCTGAAAGCGACTGGGACGTCGGCACATCAAACAGGGAATCAATTCACTTTGGTACTAAAGCCGGTTACCAATTGAGGAACGATGCACTACAACTAGTCATCACTCCACAAGGTAACAACGTTAATAATAGTAGAACAATCACCTTTTTCAAGGCTGTTTCAACAGACAATGCAACTGTTGCTTACAAGATAGATGAACAATCCGTCTTTGAAGTCACATTCACTGCATTAGTAGATGAATCACGCAATGCAACTGATGGTCGTTTGCTTGGACGTTTCGGACCTGCAGATATCAGCTAGGCTTACTAGCACAATTAAGGGGACTTGGCAAACGTCAAGCCCCTTTTTTGATTTAACGTGTTATAATACAATTATGATTGTGCTTGGCAATCTCTAACAGGATAGAGGGTAGGATAAATGGCATTAGTAAGTCAGGGAGACCTAGAACAAAGACTAGGACGAAGTTTAACAAGCGAAGAGAGCAACGCTTTTTCTACTATCAACAATGCAAGTCAAGCACATATTGAGCGTATGATTGGTAGTAGTATTGAATCTGTATCAGCTAGTACAAGATACTATGATGGAGATTTACAGAATTTAGCTATTGATCCGTGTACTGCAGTCACTGAAGTCAAGTACATAGACAATAATGGAATAGGTCAATTTGTTTATGAAACTGCTGATTATACAGTTGAGCCAGTCAATCGTACATGCAAGACAATGCTACGCTATCGCTGGGGAGAGTTTGACGAAGGTCTTAATGCAATTGCAGTTACAGCTAAGTTTTCTATATATGACGACGCACAAGTACTCAGCGTAGTTAAGGACGCTATTCTTACAGCACTTACTGCTGAGATAAACAATAACTCCAATGTTAAATCTGAAAGCATAGAAGGATACAGTATAACCTATGCAAGCACTGAAGCTCGTAATGCACTAGATAAAATTGCTTATTTATTCCCGGAGGTTTAATCTATGAAACCACCAATGCTACACACAGCTTACAAGGTATCGTATACCCGGAACGCATACGGTGACTATCTAACAGCTTCACAAACATATGTTAAATGTCACTTCCGTGAGATCAATAACCAGGTAACCGATACTAATGCTGAATCAATACAATCTGATGCTATGGCATGGTTTGAACCGGACAGTGGGATAGACCGCAACTCAATCTTACTTATTCAAGATCAATACTACCGAGTAGAAAGAGTCACTAAAGCACGCAAGCTACACAGTCCCAATGTACAATTTATAAAAACAGAACTACTTAAATACGGGATTATATCATGAGCGTAAGAGTGGTAGACAGAATGCCACAGTTTAAGCAATCAGCATTTAGTGTATTAAATGATGCTCTCTCGGAAGGTGCTAAAGAAGTACTTATAAATGCAAAAACAAAAGCACCGTATAAAAAAGGAGGACTCAGGAGTCAATCCGACACTCATCAAATAGCTAAACTTGTTCATAGAATATCATTCTGGATTGAATACGCACGATTCCAGGAGTTTGGTGGTGATGGTAAAAAGATAGTCCGTAATTATACAACACCAGGTACAGGGAAAGGATATCTTGGAAAAGCCGGTGACGAAGTGACTATAAAATTAAAGATGATGTTTAAGAAGCATGGACAGAGAGCGAGACCATAATGGATATTGCAAACATAGTAGGTACATATTTAGCAGACAATGGTTTTGGAACTCTTGGTACTAATATTTTTATAGGATACTTACCAGAAAATACTGCAGGAATATATATTGATCGTATAGGTGGTCAGCTTAATAATTATGTTCCTATAGAGGAATCAGTTGTTAATATTTATGTTAAGAATACATCTGGCTCACAAGCAGTGCAAACACTTGAGGATATCAAAAGCTTTATACATAGAATGCATAGCACAGAGAAAGGCAATGCTTATATTTATACATTTTTAGTTATAGGGGATATAGAGGACGTTGCAAGAGACCTTGAATACGGAAAAATATACAAGATGTCATTGCAGGTAACATTTACAAATACTGGTATAATAAGCTAAGGGAGAATAGCATGGCATTAACAATAGAAGATCTAAAACCAAAAGCATTCAAAGTAAATATCAAGGGCGTAGAAGTTGATTGTAAGCCACCACGACTATCACACATGCTTGTTATAAGCAAAGTTGGTGAGACGTTCCAGAATATAAGTACAGTCAACAGAGAAAGCATACAGCAGTCTGAGCAAGACTTTGACTGGGTTGTTTCTGAGCTAATACCTGAACTCAAAGGCATTGAGTTAGATATGCAATCTGTTATTGATATCATCACTCAAGTGATGGAACAAGTACAACCTGAAGAGAATAAAGAATTAGCGGACAAGGGGGTTAAGTTTGATACTGACCCAAAAGCCGAGAAGATTGGTTAATGATGTTTACTGAGTTTATGCATTTTTACAGCTACACAGCTGATGAAGCGTTAGGCGAATACGCAAAACGTTTTTTTGCATTATGCAATTCTATGTTTAGACTTCAGGGCAATAAGAATCTTACTGATCTTTATATAAGTGCGTCTGGTAACTCTGGAGGAAGTGAAGCTGATAAACTAGCATCACAATTTAAGAAGCAGGCTAAAGGCAATCAGGGTATATTACAAGAAGTAAGGATTATTAAAAAATGAGTACCTCAGTAGGCTCAATACATTATGATTTAGGTTTAGATACCTCTAAGTTTGATGCAGCAAGCAGTAAATTAAAAGGAGGTCTATCTTCCATACAAAGTGCTGGTGAGAAAGTTGCATTAGCAAGCATTGCTATGGGTACAGCATTTGCCTTTGCAGGAAGAGCTGCACTAAATAATGCAAGTGATTATCAGCAATCAAGAATAGCTTTTGATACTATGCTTGGTTCAGCTGAAGCTGGCATGAAAATTATGAAAGAGCTATCTGATTTTGCTAAGCGTACTCCGTTTACACTGCCAGATGTAGTTAAGGGTGCTAAGTCATTACTTGCCTATGGTATTGAGGCTGAGAATATCATACCTACATTCAATGCATTAGGAAACATTGCTGCTGGTGTTGGGCGTGATAAGCTTCCACAGCTTGTATTAGCTTACGGACAAGTAAGAACGGCTACTAAATTGACTGGAATGGAACTACGTCAGTTTACTGAAGCAGGTGTACCGCTACTTGACGCTCTTGCAAAACAATCTGGAAAGAGTGCTGCACAAATTAAGAAAGATATGGAAGACGGAGCTGCACCTTCATTTGAAGAAGTTCAAAAAGCAATTTTTGGCATGAGCCAGAATGGTGGCAAGTTCTTTAATCTTATGGAAAAGCAATCTCAGACATTTGCAGGACGTATGAGTAACATTGGTGACTCTGTTGGTCAGATTATAAGAGGTATGCTTGGCATTGACGTAGAAGGAAACGTAAAACCCGGTTCTATATTTGATAAAGTCTCAAAAGCTGCACTAAAACTAATGACATTTTTAGAAAATAATAAAGATTCAATAATTAACGCTGTAAACGCTATATTTGGATCTATCTTAATAGCAGCCGATAAAATTATCGCATTTGTTTCTCAGCATAAAGATGATATAAAAAACTTTCTTAAAGGTTCATTTACCTGGTTGTTAGATAATAAAGACACGGTAGCAGTCTTTATAGGTACTACTCTTGTTGCAGCCTTTGCATCTCTTGCATACTCGGTAATTGCAGCTACATGGCCTATCTACGCAATTGGTGCTGCCGTTGCAGCAGGATATTTTCTATATAAGAGATATGAGACTGGCGTAAAACAGGTTATAGAAAAGCTAAAAGATATGTGGAATGCAACTCGTGGTCTACGAGAATTTATGGCAAACCAGTTCATGGCGGCTTGGCGTGATCTAGTAAACGCATTTAATAGAGCTAAAGAAGCATTGCAACCATTTATGGTACAAATAAAATGGCTAGCTATGTTTATACCAGGTGTCTTAATTATAGCAATTGTAATTTTTGTAAAATTGATTTATGACTTAATTATTGTTATAGTTCGGCTTATTGGTTGGTTTGCACAATTATTAGCATGGTTAATACAGGTAGGATCAGCGATTATACAATTCTTTGTTAATATACCTAACGCAATTCATAATTTCTTTGTAGGTGCTGATACATGGCTAATAAATTCTGGCAGAAGTATATTACAAGGTCTGTGGAACGGAATGGTTTCAATGATGGGTGCAATATTGCCATGGTTAGCTGGTACTGGTTGGCGTGTTGTAAATGCAGTAGGAAATCTTTTTGGTATATTATGGGGTGCTGGTTGGCACGCCTTAAATGGATTATGGGAAGGTATGAAAAATTCTTGGCATAATATCACGGGTTGGTTGAGTGGATTAGCTCAAAGGATAAAAAATCTTAAAGGTCCTATTGATAAAGATAAAGTCATGCTTCTTGGCGAAGGTAAAGCAGTTATGCAAGGCTTTAACAAAGGACTTATTGCTGGATATCAAGAAGTAGAAAGAACGTTAAGCGGTATAACAGCTAGTATGTCACAAGGCAATACTGTTGCTAATGCTCCACTTGCTCAAGGATCTGCTCAAGCTCCAAATGCAACTACAAACAATAACATTTACGGCAATATAACACTCGGCGACACTGCTGCGGTTAATACATTCTTTAATAGGCTTGATCGCAACGGTGAATTAGCACGAAAAGGAATGGCTACAATATGAACAACTACAATGCTATCTTTAATAACTTTGACCTTAAGAATACTAACTACCATGTTACTAAGATTGATGTAAGCTCACCAAAGCCTAAGGTAAACAAATATGAGCTTGCTAGAGGCGATGGACAGGTTATTTCGTATCAGAACTACGGCGAGCGTTTAGTCACTGTCACAGGCTCTCTAAAAGCCACTACGATTGATGAGATGCACGATAGGCTTGACGTACTTAAACAGAATCTAGTTGGTATCAATGAAACTCTTGATGTATATATTGGCAGTAAGAAACGACGCTATTTAGCTACTATGGATTCATTTAACTATACAACTGCTGGATATTTCTGCGAGTATGAAGTTGTATTCACTTGTGACGCTTTTGCAAAAGAACTTACCGAGTCAACACTTACGTTTGGAACATATACTGCCAACAATACTTCCTATTCCAATACAATTACCGGCTCATACAAGGCTGAGCCATATATAGATTTTACAGTTACTAACTGCATATCCTATATTGACGCTAAGTATATACAGATTAAGAACGCATCACTTAATCAGCGTATCCGATTTACTAAGACTTGGACTTTTGGAGATCGTGTAATAGTTGATGGTCCTAATAAGACATGTACTATATATCCATCTACTAGAACAGTAATTGATAATATGGACTCAGCAACAGGCTGGACATCTGGAACAGCTACACTAAGCCTAGATGAAACAAACGAAATAGAAGGCACTGGTGCAGTTAAGGCTGTACAAGCATCGGCTGGACAGTTCTGCGATATCTCAAGACTAAACTATGCAACCACAATTGATTTAAGTTCAACAATTGGGACAATATTATTTCCAATTTTTATACCAACTCCAACAGCCGGTACAGTTGCTTCTGTAAGGCTTACAGCCGGATCAGATGCAACTCTTGCTACAAACAGTTTATATTGGACTATAACAACGGAATACGATGGATCTGGATTAAATACAAACGCATGGAACTATATTAAACTTGATTTAAGTACAGCAGCTACAGCTACAACTGGTTCACCTGTAAGAACAGCTATAAAAAGCTTCACAATTGCTGTTGTAGGCACAGCCGCAACTATGCAACTTAACGGTGCATTGCTAGACTATATAGCTGTATATAAAGCCTCAGTAGTTGGTGAGACGCTAGACTTTGAAGGAACATTCCCGGACTTAAATCTTGGTACTTGTGCATTAACTGTTGAAGATGAGTTTACTGCTAGGAGCATAGTAATAACAGGCAACTATTATAAAAGGTGGCTATAGATGAAAACGTTCCAGGTTAAAGTCTACGATATAGATGGTGCTTTTTTAGCTACCTGGAAAGATGTCATATCTGACGTAAGCTTTAACAATGAGATGAACAGTGCTGGCGGACAACTCCAGATATCCCTTGCTCGTGACGCTGGAGACTTTGGAGAGGGTACAGACGTAGACTTTGGACATAACGTTAAAGTATATTGCTTTGATAAAGACGCACCAAATGGAACAATAATATTTCAAGGCTATATAAGCTCTTATACACCAGTATATACAGACAATACAATTCAGATTATTGTACTTGGATATGGGTCAGAGCTTAATGATTTTATAATTGACGGTGTGCCATCTACAACTGAGTATCAGCTTAGTTCAGATGGAGACGATGATTTATACTGGGATACAAGTCCTTATTGGAGAATACAAGGTCAAACATTTACAGTATCAGCTAATCAAGAAATGATATCGGCAAAATTTACATTAGCAACTTCTGTAGCTGGAGATGTAGATGTTGATATTAAAGTTTTTAGCGGTGGTGCTCCATATTCTTTAACACAGACAGCATTTCAAATTACAGATAATCTACTAACTACTAAAAGAATCACAGTCAGCGGTACTACACCTACTATTTATAATGCAATATTTGATACAGGCATAAATCTTGATAGTACTGAGACTTATTTTATCGGAATATATCCAACATCAAATAACGGTGCAGCAGTTTTAACTGATATATACTCTGTGGCTGCATCTTATGCAAATGGTCAAAGATACAGAGCATTATTTGCCGGATCAATTGCCGGTAGTCAATTTTCTCCACAGGGTGATGATTTATACTTTGAAATTGTATATAAACAATTAGCTACTAAAGCAACATTTAACTCATACGATCCATCAGATATTATGCGGACTATTATGGACAATAACTTCCAGCAGGGTGGAAATGTATATTACAATGCAAATTCAATTGATACAACCAATTCAGTAACATCATATACTTTTAGCGTTGATACAATATTAGCTGGAGTCAGTAAATGCGTAGAGCTAGCACCAGCCAATTGGTATTGGTATATAGATCAAGGTACTAATCTTATACACTTTCATGAGAAATCTGAGACACCAGATCACACATTTTCATTTGAAAAAGATGTCATTGATGCAAAATTTGAAAAGCGAATTGAAGATATTACAAACACTATATATTTTACTGGCGGAGATCTAGGTGCTGGCGTAAACTTTTATAAAAAATATACTACACCGGCTTCAATTACTAAGTACGGTATTAAAGCTATAAAATATGCAGATGGACGTGTAACAGTTACTAATACAGCTGATACCATTGCTAATAATATTCTTGCAAATAAAAGTGAGCCGGAGCTTAGGGTCACACTTGAGATACTAGACAATAACAATGATATGAGTATGGGCTATGACATTGAGTCTATACAAGTAGGTGACGTTATAGCAGTACGAAACATAACTCAACAGGTTGGTATACACACATGGGACGTAGGTAGATATGATGAAGCTTATTGGGACTATAATATTTATAATCTATCCAGCTTGCAAATGCAGATTCAGAAACTAGAATATAAACAGGATAGTGTCGTTATATCAGCGTCTACTATTCCACTAGATGTAAACAAACGCATTGAGGATATCAACCGTAACCTAGAAGCATTGCAAACAGCTAATAACCCAACAACGCCATCGTAAAGGATATTATGAAACTAGAACACATACCCCAGCACTGCCCAATCTGCAAAAGACGATTTATGAACATTTTGGGTCAGCCATTGCCTAATCATGCACAAGTACGTTGCTCAACTACTAAAGGTAACCAATTAGATATTGGTGTATGCCGAGAGTGTTCAATGACTGGTATTACAGTAGATACAACAAACGCTATTCTTGATGGTATAAAAGACTTTTGGATTATGGAGCTTGAGACTAACCAGAATATGACAGAAGATGAACGAGCACAGCGTATTGCCTATCACAACTCACATGTTATTGAGGGCATCATACAGGTACTAGACACCGGTGCAGAAGCTCAGACAAACGCTGAAGAGACAGGTGCTATATCATGATAGTATTTACTCCCAATACAGTTATAAAATCAGCTGACGTTAATCTAAACTTTGATGAGCTAAAAACAAAGACCGATTATTTATCTGCACCAGATAGTGATTGGATTGCTGTAGGGTCAGCCGGTAGCTCATTTGCAAATAGCTGGGTAAACTATGGTTCAGGATATCCGGCCGCCGCATTTCGCAAAGACGCATTTGGGTATGTTCATCTAAAAGGTTTTATTAGGAACGGTACAGCAGTAGATACTACAACTATGATTACTATGCCGACAGGTTATAAGGTAGGAAGCACACGTCACATTGCTGCAATTGGTGCTAGTGCTGCTGGTCATATAAAACTAACCACTTCTGGTATTGCATATGGTGGTGGTACAGGCAATGGTTGGATTACTCTTGATAACATAAGTTACTATGCGGAGACAGTATGATAATCTTTAGCCCTAACACCATTATAAAAGCCGCTGATGTAAACGCTAACTTTACAGAGTCTACTGCTATTGCAAGCCAAGTTAATCCATATAAGTTTAGTGCTTATATGGGATCTACTCAATCAACAGTAGCTACTACATGGACTAAGTTGCAAATGAATACTGAGGAGTATGATACCAATTCAAACTATAATACAACTACATATGCCTATACTGCACCGGTCACAGGATATTATTTCTTTAGTGTAATGGTGCAAATGCTATCACAAACCGGGTTTCCATTTCTGGTTGGATTTTCTAAAGATGGCACTAATGAGTATTTTCGTGGACAAGAAATACCAAATACTACAGGTAATGCTACATTATCTGCTACGCACTTAATTAAATTAACTGCAGCAGAGACCTTGTATCCAATGTATTATTCTACGCAAGCGAGTAAGACATTAAATAGTGGAATAGTAATAAGTAAGTTCTCAGGAATATTGGTAAGCGTATGATAATTTTTACACCCAACACAGTTATAAAAAGCACTGAAGTTAATAGCAACTTTAGCGAAGCTATAGACAGTACAGCTCATACTAATAATTATAAGTTTAGTGCAAGACGTAGTACCGCTCAAACGCCTAATGGTGCAGCTATAGTATTTAATACAGAATTATTTGATACTAATAGTAACTACGATATAACTAACGGACGCTATACTGCACCAGTAACAGGATACTATCAAATAAATACATGGTGTACGTTTGGAGTTACTGCTGCACCGCAAGACCCAGAGATAGTACTTAGAAAAAACGCTACAGCGACCGGTATAGGTTATGCACATTTTGTAAA